GTCGAAGAAGGTCTGCGACACTTCATCATAAAATCGGTAGACACCGCTGGTGCTGACAATAGGAGACAGGTGCAACACTTCTGTGTCCCCCTGCCACATCTCGAACAGGAGGATTTTGCCGATGAACTGTGATGCCGCAACTGATCCGTCAGCGTTTCTTACCGCGCCAAGGATCAAAGTTCCGATGGTTTCAAAGTCATTTACACCGCTGATTGCCACAGTATCATCCGCTCGAACAAAGCCAGTTTTGGTAACGATTGCGGTTTGTACCAAGTCTTCGTTTGTCACGATGACTTTTGTCGAATACTTGTTTCCAAATCGCCAGGAACCGCCCGAAGAGGTCAGATATGCGGTAACGGATGCGGTGTTGTCCGAATTTACAACGCCATACATATACATTGAGGTGTCGCTATCTCTTGTAAACAGCACCCGGATTTTAGTGTTTTGGTTGCAGACAATTCCCGTGTCGATAGTTTGTTCACCGCTAAATCGGATGTAATCGCACCGCATATAGCCGGAGGGGAGGTCGGGGTCGCCGCCCCCAGCGCCGCCGGCCTTGCCCTGCAGCACCGTTGCCAGCTCTGCAAGCAGGGTGTCCTGTTCGGCGATCTCCGGCTCCACCATGTATCCTTCCGGGATCGGCTCCACCGTTACGCTGCGCAGGAACTTGATCCCGGTTGGAGTGATGATCTGCCACTCTTCGGACGGAATTACAGATTTCTGTTCGACCCCAACGCTTACGCGCCCAGTGCCGGGATGGTAGCCCTTCGGGATGGTATAGCTCAGGTAATTCGGAGACAGATTGATGCTGTTCCCGGCATGGTTTGGCATGGTGCCTGTGACCTTCTCGCCAGCCTCGTCGATGATTTCTTTCCCAAGCAGCACTTCATCGGCGGATGCGGGATCGGTAAGAGTGGGCAGTTCCACGCCGCCGCCCTCCACCACGATATCCCTGTCACAGTATTTCCCAGCCGTCAGTAGCCGCTTGGAGGTGCCGCCGGGCACGGTGATCTTGTGCTCACTCATGCCGTCTCACCTCCGTAGACGGGCAGCTCCGCCAGCACAGCCTCTGTGATGGCAGTCTTGTCTTCATTTGTAAGTTCATAAGCCGGCCCCTTAGGCCCCGTTTTTCCCGCCGGGATCCCGAGCCTGAGGTTCACCACGCCGCCGACCACCGTCTTCTCCACCGTGGGGACTGCACCCTCCGGCAGAGCCTCTGCTGTCACCGTCATGGCCTCGATGGCATCGCGGTCTTCTGCAACCTCGTCCCGTATGTCCATGATCTCCTGCACGTCCAGCAGGTCATGCCATACGTCCTCGTTGTCATACCGCCACTGGACAAGGTTGTTTTCGTTTTTCAGTTCAAGTCCCCGCCCATGGAGGCTTTCTATCCATTCTTCCTCCGTGCCCTGATATCCCGCCTTCACCGCCAGTCCATAGGCCGTCAGGTAGCATCTGGGGGCCTCCTTCAAACAGCCCTGTGCCGGGTCATAGGTCATGGCATACCAGCGCACAAACTCGCCGTACAGTGCGTTGAACATCTCCATGGTGTTCTGGTACTTTTCATATTCCCCGTTCTGGAAGTCGATCTGCGCCTGCAGCCACACTCCGTACAGGTCGTCATAGGGGACGTCCACCAGCAGTTCCATATCGGGATCGGTGTCGCTGTACTTGATCTGTGCCGCGTCCTCCCGGGACAGGAGCAGCACATTCACTGCGATCTTCCGGTCCAGACTGGTCAGCCATACCGCCTTGACGGCAGAGGAGAATGCGTTTGGCTTCACTTCGTCTACCAGCGCGATCACGGTTCCAACCGTGCTCATATGGTCACCTCGTTTCAAAAAAGATGGCGGAGGCAAGGCTGCCCCCGCCCTTTGTGCGGTATTATTTTCTTGTTAGGCATTATCACGCTTCGCCTATGCGCAACGGCTCAGCGCTGTTACTCACGCTTCGCCTGTTCGCGACGCGGTCATAAGCCCCTGCGACTTCGTGCAGACCCGCTTCGGCTTTGCCGCCGGGCTCTGCACATTCGCTCCGGGTCTTATGCCGCTGCTCACAACGGCTCAGCGCTGTTGCTCACGCTTCGCCTGTTCGCGACGCGGTCATAAGCCCCTGCGACTTCGTGCAGACCCGCTTCAGCTTTGCCGCCGCCGGGCTCTGCACATTCGCTCCGGGTCTTATGCCGCTGCTCACAACGGCTCAGCGCTTAGCTCAGCTCAGTACCGCCGGTCACGCCGCCCACAGCGGCAAAGCGCCAGTTGTTGAAGCCAGCATTGAAGCGGCTTCTGCCGGCCCACACGTTGGCGTCGGTGCGGTCCTCGATGTAGCTGCGCACCTCCAGCTTGATGCGGTCGTTCCACACTGCGCCGCCGTAGGTCTGGTTGTACTTGCTGTCCAGCAGCACCCAGGGGGACTTGCCGGCAGTGATGTACTGATTCAGATAGGCCCAGCTGATGACCTTCCACCGGCCAAACTGATAGTTGAAGGCGTTGTTGGCGGTGGTGGGCTCCTTGTCGGCGCCAATGGCAGCGAACACCGCCTTCTTCAGATCGGGATCCTCAGGGATCAGAATGGTGTCGGGGGCCACGTCCAGAATCTCGCCGTTGTCGCCGGTGAACAGGTGCATTCTGCTCTCCATCCGGCCCAGCGCATCGACGCTGAAGGCATCGGAGAACATATTGCTCTGGGCGCTGCCGCCGGTGATGCTGGGATGATCCACGGCGAACACAGCCTTTTTGTCCGCGGTGGTGAGATCAAAGGACTTGCCTTTGAAGGTCACACTGGTCTTGCCATCCATGGCCGCGCCGAACAGGGCGGCGCCGAACTGCTCACGGGTGCGGCCGTAGCTGGTCATAAAGGCGGCGGGGCGCTTGGTCAGATCCAGCAGCTTGCTGTCCTCGATCATCTCCTTGGAGATGGCGAAGGAATCCTTCCAGGTTTCATAGGTCAGCAGCTTGCCGTAACTCTCGCGCATGGTGTCCTCGGGGTGCTCGCCGTTCTCGCCCACGGGCTGGAAGCCGCTCATGGCGGTCATGGCGGTCAGCATGTCGCCGAAGTTGGTACTGGTGCCCATGAGGAACAGGTCCTTCAGAACGCTGTTCTGCATGTGGAGTTCACCGTTCTGCTCGATGAACATCTTGATGGGGGCCTGACAGTTGCCGTAAACGCTGTCCTGCAGGCCGGAAGTTTCGGTAAAAACTACAGTAGCCATATCGTGTTATTTCTCCTTTCGGGGGTGCTGCGTTGCCCCTTGCCGATGCGGACCGGCAGGAGCGCCGCGCTTATTTTTTGTTTTGTCACGCTTCGCCTGTTCGCGACGCGGTCATAAGCTCCTTCGACTTCGTGCAGACCCGCTTCGGCTTTGCCACCGCTGGGCTCTGCACATTGCTCCGGATCTTATGCCGCTGCTCACGACGGCCTCAGCGCTTCTGAGTTGTCACGCTTCGCCTATGTGCGACGTGCGGCTTCACTTCGATTCGGGCTTGAAACAGACCGCTAGCGGTCTTCGGTTTCTCGCCCTCACTCCACTCCATCCGCACTGCACATAACGGCTCAGCGCTTCTGTTTATTGTAGTGCGCCTGGATCTCCGCCTCTGTGGCATTGGGCATCAGCATCCGGTACAGCTTCATCTGCTCGGCAGGCACACTGGCCGCGCCGCTGCCCCGCTGGGCGGCAGGGGTCAGATGCTCCTTGCTTCTGGCGTTAAGTGCGGCCTGCTCACGGGCAGCTCTTGCGGCAGCAGCCTCCATGTCAGCCCGGTTGACCAGATAGTAAGCGTCTGCATAGGTGTAGCCGCGATCCACATAGGCTTTGAACTGAGGGAAGTTGGGCATCTTCAGAAAATCCTTGACTTCCCGGATCGAAGGGTCGTGCTTCTGAATCTCCAGCAGGTCGGCGCGGATCTTTTCCTGAGCGGCAGTTTCCTGCTGCCGGGCGGCGGTCTGCTCTTCCCGCTCCACGATCTCCATAGCCCTTTTCACAGCAGGACTGTTTGCAATGGCCTTCTCCAGACCCTCGGGAGTCAGTTTTCCGGCTGCCAGATCCCGCTGGAGCTGTTCGGCGTCATAGGCTGTGCTCCACGCGTTGAACTGCTCCATAGTGGTGATGGGCTCGCCGGTAATGGTGTTCTTCAGGCGAGCCTTTGCGAAGAAGGCGTCCATCTGCGCTTTGGACCTCTCCCGCTCCGCTTTCAGCGCCTGCTGAACGGCGGCGTCGACGGCGGCCTGCTGTTCCTCGCGGCGGCGTCTGGCCGCGTTCTCACGGCGCTCCTGCTCGGTCTGGACGGGCTTTGCGCTGCCGGTGGTGTCTGCGCCCGTCTCCTGCCCGTCAGAGGCAGGCTCACGGCTTTCTGCAGGCTCCTGTACCTGCTCCTCTTCCGCTGCAGGGTCGGCGGGCTCCTGCGCTTGTGCGCCTTCTGCGGAAGGGGTAGGGGAGGGGTCTGCCGCAGGTGCGGCCGGCTCCTGTGCGGGAGGCGTAAGCCCAAAGGCCTCGTATAAGCCGTTCTCAGTGATCTCCATGTCTGTTCCTTTCGGATCCCGAACCGGTTCTGCCGCCTCGGGTCGGATTTTTCCGCTGTTCCTGCGTAATGTTTGTCACGCTTCTGCACGCTCACGGTCGGGTCGATAACTCCGCCGACTGCGGCCACAAACAGTTGGGCCTGCGGCCCGCCTTGGTTTGTGGCCATCCGCTCTGTCGTTATCTTCCCTGCTCACGGCCTCAGCGCTTCTGTTCGGATTTTTTCGCGTTGCCTGCGTATCCCACCTCAGGCGGGTGCTGAGTGAGCCGGATCGCTCACTTCTTGGTGCCGGTGCGGAGGTCGCTGCCCGTCTTCACAGTGCCCTTCTTGGGGCTGGTGATCTGATGGGGGGCCTGCACGACCTGAGAACCGGTGTTCTTGATCTTGCCGATGTAGCCGTTGCTCATGCTGTTGCCTCCTTTCCTGTGAATTTGGATTTTCCCGCTTTGCCTGCGTATATCAAACGCCTGTGCGGTTGATGCGGTTTACATGCCCATGGCGGGCGGCTGTCCTGTGGTGCCGGGAGGTGCCATCGGGACAGGGGAGAGGGCAGGTGCCTGCATAGACTGCTTCTGCATCTCCAGCTTGTCCTCCAGAAACTTCTTTGTGGTGGCGGCGCCGGGGTAATGCAGCTCCTCCATTTTGGCCCAGAACAGGATCAGGGTCTCGGTGGCGGAGGGATCTCCGAATGCGCCTGTCTGCAGATTCATCCGGGTCTCCTGCCACATGGCCTCCCGGTTGGAAGCCAGCGGGGCGGAGGTGTCGCAGCTGAAGAGGAACTGGTCGTTCCAGAACCAGTTGCCCTCTGCGTCCTGCTCCAGAAAGTCGTATCGGTCGAACTCCTCATACCGGGTCTCGCCCTTAAAGTCCTTGTAGCTCACAGGGCGCTTCTCGTCCCCGTAGGCCAGCCAGAACTTGAACATCATCTCGAAGATGGCCGCATATGCGGCATTCTTCATGATCCGCTTGCTCTCCAGCCGGCCCGCAGCCTGCGCGGCGGAAAACTCCTTCGCCTTGCCGCTGGTGGCGGTGCTGTCCGCACGTCCCTGAAAACTGTCCGTGATACCCAGGATCTGCCTTGCCTCCTCGTACACGTTGGCCAGATACATCAGCTCGTACTGCAGATCACCCTTGAAGTCGTACACGCCGATCATGCCCCGCTCTGCCGGCTTGCTCAAAAACCAGCGCTCTCCGTCCTTGGGATCGGTGCGCAGGTCGGGGCGGTCGGGCAGAGTGATGCGTGTGCCCGCCTTCAGCAGCCGGTCGATGATCTTCTGCTCCATCCGGTTGATGGTGTTCTGCTGGTCCTCGATCTGATCCACGTCGCTGTTGCCCAGCAGCTGACCGTAAACGGATACGCTGCGCTGCAGCACGATGGGGTACACGTCCGGTCGGTAGTAAGGCACCCGCACCGGGACCATCACCGGCTGTCCCTGCTCATCCAGTCCATAGGACGGGCCGGGGATGTGGACGCCGCCTGTGGAGGTGATGGGCGCCATGATCTCCTCGTACTCCCGCTCCTGATGCTCAAATTTGTTTCCTCCGCACCAGGGGCAGGGGCCGCCGTCATAGCGGTCGGGCTCCGGAGCTTCCTCCTGTTCCGGGGCGGCCGTTCCTTCCAGCCGCTCTGCCGCCAGCCGCTCCGCCAGCTTCCTGACGGCATCTTCCTCCGGCCTGCGGCGGGAGATCACCTGCCCGGGCAGAGGGCGGATCCGGCCGCACCGGGTGCAGGTGGGCATCCGCCGGGCCTGATAGTTCTCCAGATCCTCCAGCTGCGTGTCATTCACCCAGGAGTAGCGGTCGATTCCGCCGTTTTCGTTGCGGGCAAAGCCGATGTACTGGGTCAGTGCGGCATCCGTCACCGTGGTGTTGTCCACGCTGCGCACCTCCGGCTCCGATTCGCTTTCGGTGTGGACGTCCACACCGTACTTCCTGCGTACCGCTTCCTTGGTGGTGGGCAGCTTGATGATGAACCAGTCCATGTCCTCGATGCCGGTGTACACGCCGGGCTGGGGCGCGAACTGCTTGGGGTGGATCACCCGAACCTCTACCTCACCCACGGTGCTGTGGGTGCGCTTGGCGTTGTTCCATTCCGTCAGGAAGCCCACCCCGCCCTGAATGGGAACCGTCCGCTCCGCCATGTCGTTCATGGCCTCAAAGGGCAGCCGATCCAATTCGTTGCGCAGAAAGTGTTCGATGATCTCCGCCAGCTTCTCGTCCTTCTTCCGCCGGGGCGTGACCTTGGGAGGAGGAATGGAACTGGACACCTGTGTCTCGATGTTCTCAAAGATGATGTTGCGCACATGGCAGGTCTTCCCGCCCTTGCCGTGGTCTCCCTCCACCATGGCAGGGAACCGGTCACTGCCGTTGTAAAGCCGCTCCCGCTCATCCATGCGCTGAGCCTGCGGCTCCCATTCAACGTTGCTCTCTGCCAGACGCCGCTGCCACAGCGCCAGCTTGCCGGGGTCGCCGGCGGGCTTTTTGGTGTTCTCGTTCATGGTATCCTCCTATCGTTTGGGGGTGCCCCACTCCCGCTCCATCTGGCTGCGCATCTCTGGGGATGCCCGGTAGTAGTCCTCCCACATATCCTCCGACCAGACCCGTGTAACAGCCTTCTCGGGGATCTCGACCTTGGTGGCCTGCTGCCCCCGGATGGCATGGGCGATGGCCAGCGCCATCACCAGATCGTCGTGTTCGCCCTGTTCGGCCTCAGCCCGCCACCGCTCGTTGTAAACGAAGGTGAGCATCTCGCCCAAAGTCTCGTAGTCGCAGATGGTGTCCAGCGCATACTTGGCCACATCCTTCAGCCCGTCGATGATGATCGGCCGGGTCTTGGTCGTGGTCTCAAAGCCGTATGCCTCCACTGTCTTTCCGGTGTAGGTGTCGTACCGCTCCCGGACATACAGGTTCGGGTAGTCAAATTCCTCCAGACACATCTGGGGGAAGGTGGAGTAGTTGGTCTCCACACCGATGAGCGCCTCATTGTAGTACATGCCCAGACAGAACATCTGCTCGGCGTATTTTCGCTCACCGAACTGGTGGTGGAGCACCGCCACCTGTTCGCCCGTGCGGTTGTCCAGCAGCTGGCCCACAAACCAGTCGCTGCCGGTACCGGCGGTATCGCCGCCCAGCACATAGGGGACGCCCTGCTCCGGGTGCTTTCGGATGCGGACCGGGCCGTCCTTCTCCCGGTGCCAGCTCCATCCGGTGATCTTTCCGCTGTAGTCGTATTCCGCCCGGAAGATGCCCCGCTCCCACGGGTCGTTTTCAACCTGTGCCCGGCGCAGCACCAGAGCGTTCTTGTCGAAGACGCACCGGCCGGTGGCAATAAACGCCTCGTCCGGAGTGGCCGGGTATTCCTGCCGGAACACGTCCTCGTCGCCGCCGCAGTTGGTGGCAATGCACCAGCGCCGCCATGCCAGCTGTTCATCGTCCAGTCCAAAGGCGGCGGCCAGCTCCTCCTCCTCGGCGGTGCGCGTAAAGCCCGGCAGGGGAGTGCGCCGGTACTCCGGCATCTCAAACCAGGCAAAGAAGATGGGGAAGTAGCCGTCCGTGCCGTCCCGCTGGGCCTTCACGGCGGCGTCCCACTTTTTCTTGAAATCGTCGTAGCCGTTGGCGGTGGATTCGACGATGATGACCGTCCCCGGCTTGTCGGGCACCGCCTGCACCAGACCGGTGAAGGTGCCCGCCTTATCCCCCGGCCAGAAAGCGTATTCCGACAGGTGCAGACACTTCAGCGTGTAGCTTCGTCCCACGCCCGTGCCGCCGGCGGTGGCGCACCGGATGCGGCTGCCCAGCCCCTTGGCATCGCCCTTCATCCTGGCGGGCCGGTCAAAGACCAGCTCCTGAGCGTTGGAGGCCTGCTGCATGGGCCGCAGGGCAGGGGGGAGCTCATCGTAAAACCGCTTGCTCATGTGGAAGAGGTTGGCCGTGGCCTCCTCCTTGTGGGCCACGATCATGCTCTGCACATGGAAAGCCGTCACGGTCAAAAAGAAGATCAGCGCCTCTGTCAGGGTGGAGAAGCCCATCTGTCGGGCTTTCAGGATGATGATCCGCACCGGCTTTCCCGCGTCCCACTGGGTCTTGATGGCGTCATACAGGCGGCGCTGGGGCGGGTTCAGGATCAGGGGCGCGATCACGTTGTCCTTGGTGCGGATCTTCAGGAAGGTCTGGATGTAGACCAGAGCGTTGAGGATGTTCAAAACCCGGGCACCTGCCCCTGCTCGGCCAGCTGCTTCAGGTAGTCCTCCACACCGCCGGTGACCTCCACGCTGCGCTTTTCGCTGTAGCCGTAGTTGTTTTGCAGGTCAAATACGATGCCCCGCACGTCCTTGCCCGACCGCGTCAGCAGCTGCTCCTCCCGGTACCCCTGCATAATGTCCCGTACCTCGGCGGTGACGGCGATCAGCTCCGCGTGCCTGTCAGGGTCGCAATACTCGGCCCATGTGCTGCGGTGGATGCCCAGATATGCGCACAGTCCGGCCACCGTGGGAGGAACTGCATATTCCGTCACCTTCATGGGTTCTCCCAGCTTGTTCGTCACAGGGACGGTATTCCAGATCACGTGACCCTTGCTGTCCCGCTCTCCGCTGTCCACCCGTTCGGTCACCGCAACCTCCCGGCTGATGCTGTCGAAGTAGCGCCGCACCGCCTTTGTCAGCGTTTTCTCCGTGTATTTCTTCGGTCTGCCCAATGCGGTCCCCTCCCTTCGGCCGCCGTAATACTCTGTGTATAAAATCCTATCGCAAAAAAGCGTCGTTGAACCGTCAACTTTCGGGCATGAAAAAAGCGCTGAAACCCATTGGGATTCCAGCGTTTCCGGCTGTTTGACCGTTTTTACATATACGCGCGTGCACGCCCCCCCGCGCCTGCGCTGTCGTGTCGGAAAACTCCACGGCAAAAGCTCCTCCGCTCCGGAGAGCGCAGGAGGATGACTGCCTGTTATGCACATTGATTTCCGGGGGGCGGCTGTCCGTTTTTGCGGCCCGGGATGGTGTAGCGTATGTACTGGGGACGGCCGGGGGTGTACTCGCTGCGGTGGAGCAGCTTGCTGCCCTTGGGCACCCGCAGTTCGGCGTCGCTGAGTACGGTTCGGTCCTTGGGCTTGGGTCGGATGAGATTGCGGGAGCTGACGTATTTCTTGGCGTCCGGGATCCGCCGCACCTGCCGCATCAGATACTCTGCGACGGGGGTATAGTCCTCCTGTGCCGACAGGGGAGACCAGTCCACTCCGCCCAGCTCCTTCCACTTCTCCACGAAGATCTCCCGCACCTCCTTGGGCACGATCAGGTGGTGGTGGACCCGCACGGCCTCGCCGGTGTCTCCGTCCATGTCCGAGGTGATGGCGATATAACGCAGTGCGTCCTGCTGCTCTTTGGCCAGAGCGCGCTTCACCCTTCTGAGGACCAGTACCAGCTCATGCTCCGCCGCCTCTCGGATCATGTCCATGCGCTGACCCTCGTCTGCCGTTTCCGGATCCAGCCCGTTCTTCCGGGCCCGCTCCGTCACCTTGGCCAGACCGGCCTGTGAATAGTCCAGACCGAGGAACAGATCACCCTGCCCGAAGTTTGCGTTGATGAGCCGTGCCAGCTGCTTCACCGCTGAGTGCTCATTCTGCTCCTGCTTTCGGATCTCTGCCTTCTCCCGCCGAGAGGATTTTGCAGGGCGAGCGCCCGGGACCCAAAACTTTGTTTTTTCTCCCACGGCTCCCGCCTGATAGGTGCGCACCACCCAGTAGCCCTCTTTCATGCCCCGTTCTCCTCCTCTCATGGTGAATGGTTGAAAACTTAGGCCCTTACCAAGCCCGAAAACGCGCGTGCGCGCGCGTGTTTTTTATTTGTCGCGCTTCACCTGTTCGCGACGGCTCAGCGCTTCTGTTTGTCATGACATTCGATGCCTGCACCTTTTTGGAAAAGATGCAGACATCGAATATCACAGCCTGTCCGGAAACTGTTCGTAATACCGCCGTACTGCCCGTTCCAGAGTGGACTGGGACAGGTGGTGCTTCATGCAGACGGCAACGGCGCCGTTGTCCGTGGTCACGAACTCGAATACGGCGGCGTGATACTCGCCCCCTGCCTTGACGCACATGTCTACGATCTTCTGCTGCTGCCGCAGGGTGAGCCGATCATACATGCGGGATGCGAAGTAGATGTACCCCTGCCGCTCATAGGACACGTCTATGGACTTTTTATATCGGAACACGGGGTACACCTCCTTCCTCATCCGCTGGGGATTCAACTCCGCTCACGGCCTGCGCGCTTCCTCTTAATGTATTTCCTGATGATTTCATCCCGCTCCTCGCGGGAGGTCTTTGCCACCAGCTCGCCGTAAGTAAAGCCGCGGCGGTTCGCCTCAGCGGCCAGCGCCGTCAGGGCATAGTCTTCTTCAGTCATCGTCTTCATGTTCCAATCCCTCCAGATAATCTCTCAGGTTGGCCCGTATGACCCCATCGATGATGTCTCCTTCGATCTGAGCCTTTGCCAATGCCTTGTCCATCAGGTCCATGTTGTAATAGGCGGTCATGGCGGCTATGTCCTCTTCTGCAGCCATGTCCATCAGTGCCACCAGTGCGATCCCGCGCACCTTGTAACTGCTCAGCCTGTTGATGCTGTCCGCCAGAAACGCCATGTGCCCTTCCGGCGGAGCGTCCGACACCAGATAATACTGCGGCACCGTACCGCCTCCTTCCTATGGGGCATACCGCCCGATGTTCGGATCCCATCGAGCGGTCATCTCCGTTTCACAGTCCGGGCAGAAGGCGGCCACCTCACTGTCCGGGCTGTTCGTTCGATAAAACCAGCTGCGCCCGCACCCGGGGCAGGTCATGTCTGCCACCGCCATATCCTGCAGTGCCGTCACCGTCCCGCACCGCAGGCACAGGTTTTCGCGGATGAACTCTCTGGTGCGGAATGAGCGTGTTCTTCCGCACCCGCTGCACCGGACGAGCAGAAACCCGCGAAAGCCCGGACTGGTTTGTCCTGTGTTTCCCATGTCCCCACCATCGTCAGGCAAGCGGAACAGGATCCAGCTTTTCTTCCAGTCGTTCCAGCTTTCTCCTGCGGAAGAGCTCCACCGCATCGGCACAGTCATGCAGCAGACTCATCTGCTCCAGCATGATCTGCACGTCAGCGATCTCCTCCGCAATGGACAGCCGGGTGGCTCTGCCGCAAGCGTGGTGGCAAAGTTCCACCTGCAGCTTGGCCATCTCCTCCAGTGTCTTTCTTGTCTGCGCTTCGGGGCCGTAGTGTGCAATGGCCCTCTGATACAGTTCCTTCAGCTCCACGGGTGTTCCTCCTCCCACCAGCTGCATCCCTCGCAGCTTCCTTCATACAGATCAGCAAACATTTCCGGGTCATCACAGGGGCAGGCATCGTTGTTTTCGTTAGACCACTCGGGCCTCGTGCATATCTTTTTCACGTTTTTTCTCCCTGTCTGGAGCGCGCGGCTCTGTGGATATCTGCCACCATGCCGCCGTCATCTCCATAGGTCTCCTTCCTGTATTTGTTCAGCTCGGACGGGTCTGTGTTCTTCACGGTGCAGGCCTTTCCCGGCGGACAGATCTTACTTCTGGCCCGGCCCGTGATCCCGATGTAATCGCAGTGACTGCCGTGAGTTGACCAGAAAATGCAGCCTTCGCAATAGTTGTACGTTTCTCTCACCATGCCGTCCCCCTCATTCGGTTTTCAGGAATCGACGCATCAGCCAGTGCGGCTCCTCCGGGGCAGTGGATACTGCCACCGGTTTTTCGGGCAGATGAGGCAGGGGTGCCCACATATCAACCTTCAAACCCGTTTTCATCTCGTGCTGAAAGTGGGGAATGGGATCGGTGGCGTAATAACTCAGAGCCTGAAAAAACTTCATTTCCCTGTAGTCATCGAAGTGATAGCAGCACAAATAGGTTCCGTTCTGCGATGGCAGCTCATCTTCGACCCTCCGCCACACCGTGGCTTTGTTCTGCCTGCTCAGCTGCTCAATGGCATCGGCGGCCTCATCCAGCAGTTCACGCTTGCTTCGGCTCTCTACGGCACGCAGCCGTTTCACCAGGTTTTCATACTTTTTCATGATGTGCTCCTTCTCCTAATGCCAGCTGCCCGCTCTGATACAGACGATATACCGTTCGTCCTCTTCCATCGGTCAGATAAGGCAGAAAGACCTCTTCCAACTCCACCTGTCCGGCCTCGATGATTGCCATCTGGGCCAGGACCCAGTCCCGGATGTTTCGCCACGCGGTGCGCTCGGCCTGTCCTTCTTTGAACTTGACCTTCTGCCGGGCGAACACAGCCCGCACCCCTTCCACGTTGGCAGGGAGGCAGAAGCCACGGGGACCTGCCGGGGTTTCCACGCCGAACATCACGCCAGTTGGTTGCCCGGCCCCGTCATAGTCCACCATGATCTTCCTTGCGCCGTGGCTTGCCAACGCGGTCTGGATCTCGCCCAGACTTTTGTAGACGTCCACTTCCGTGGTATAGTTTTTGATTGCCATTCTAATCCCCCTCTCATGGCATTGAAGCGCCCAGATATTCTAATGCCTCCGGCAGGCAACGTGGGCAGAGGTGGCACAGGATGCGCATAGGGCTGTAGCTGTTTTCTTTGACGTACAGGGCCGTCATGTTCCGCTTCAGCCCGCTGCGCCCGCATTTGCAGCATGTACCAATGTACTTTGGGGCTGGTTGCCACAGGCTGTCCCCGTCCATCACACCCGCCCCCATTCCGCGATCTGGGCGGCTACCGCCCGGCGCAGGTTGTCCGCCGCACCACCGGGCACGGCGGCCAGCGTGCGCATCATCTGGCTGTAGGTCTGCTGCCATGCGCTGAACTGTACCTTGAAGGTGGTGATCTCCGGCGCCGCCATGGCAAGCTCCTTTGTCAGCCTGTCCACCTCGGCGCTCAGCCGGGCCTGCTCCCCGATGTCAGAGGCAGCCGCGGCGGCTTCCTTGGCCTTCGCCAGCCGTTTCTCCAGTTTGTTGTTCTCGGCCACCTCTTTGTCCAGCTTGGCCTGCAACCCGGCCAGTTCGGTGCGGTGCGCCTCGGCGGCTTGGGCCAGCGCGGCCTCTACGGCCTTTGCCACCTCCGCAGGGTCAGGCTCCTGTACCGCCACCTCCACCGGGCGCTCCTCCAGTTCCCGCACCCTTCTCTTCAGATCGAGGACCTCTTCCTCGCGCTCCTCCAGTGCGGCGGCAGCAGTATCACGGGCCTCCTGAACGGCGGCCAGCTTGTCCTCCAGCTCGCCCATGGCCAGAGCGGTGCCCTCACCGGCCTGCAGGGCCTCGTCCCGTTCCCGGATGGCGGCGTCCCGCTCCGCAATTGCCTTCTGCAGCTCCCGGGTGGACATACCCTCCACATCGTTCGTTTTTACGAACTCTTCCCGCTCTCCGGCAGGGAGCTCCAGCAGTGCCAAAGCCTTGGAATAGTTCAAATTTCCAAACGTTTGGCAGTTTATTTCCGCCCCAAAAAGTGATTTTTGCGGATTTCCGTACTCTTTGAAGAGCCTCATGTAATTGCTTGCGGTGGACTGGGAATAACCCGTGTTTTCCTTCAGCCACGGCCCGAACTGCCCGTGGGGCAGCAGGTCCTTGGCCTCCACCATCCGCCGCCCAATCTCGATCACGTTGCTCAGCATAGTGGCGGTCAAAGCGTTGATCTCTGCCGCGATCACATCCACCGTGCGCACGATCTCACCCCTGTGGACAACTTCCATCTCACTGCTCATGCACTTTTCTTCTCCTCTCTGTTGATAACTCTGACAGGTCTGGCTCCAACCGGGGTGCCGTCCTTCTGTCTGGGTGCGCCGTCACGGACCCAGGCAAGCCACTCCTCTTCAAAGACAGTGACCTCCGGGGTGCGGGCGCAGTTGTTTCGTCCCCGGTTCTGCTTGACTTCCAGCTTTTTCTCGTTCAGCTCCAGCGTGTAGTAGGGGTCAAAGGGATCGGCAACCCGCCGGATAAAGAAGATGGCGGTCTTCCCCGTGGCGTGGCTCTCGCCGTATCCGGCTACGCAGTGGTTCAGCCGCTGCCCCTCTTTCGTCAGCTGCTCCTGACCTGCCGCCGGCAGGATCATCAGCTCGCCGCTGGCATATGCCAGCTTTCCCAAGACCCGAAAACGCTTCTCGAAATCTGCCTTCAGTTCCCTGCTCCTCACGACTTTTCGTGCCTCCATGGCCCGGTCGTGCGCCTGCAGCAGGTTCTTCGGCCACCTGATCTCCGGCAGGTTCAGATCCCAGCCGCAGGCCTGAGCCATGTCCCAATAGTCGGCCAGATAGTCCGCACCGCAGAACTCGTCGTCCACATACACATCGCCGTATTCGTTGTAGGGGTCGTTGGCTGCATCGATCAGCCTGTACTGCTTCAGCAGATACCGCATGGTCTTCCCAACGGGTGCCATTCCGATGATCCGGCCCACGTCCTCGCCGCCGTAGCGGTGCAGGTCTTCGATGTCCCTTGCCGTCATACGGTCGCCTACGGCCTTGGCCTGCACGAATATCTCCCAGTGATAGGTGTCCCAGCTCTGCGCCTTCATCTGTTTGAACTCGTTTCTGGTCAGGCCCAGCATCTGGGCAGGGCGGGTCTGCTTCCAGTCGATGCCGTGCAGCTCCGGGAACCCCATGCGGTTCTTTTCCCGCCAGCCGCCCCGCATACTCTCGGTCAGCAGGCTGTCCAGAATGTGGGTGCAGCCCTGCACCACCAGATTCTCCACCTGAGGGTGGCTCTGAAACAGCCGCAGATAGGGTACCGGGCTTTTCCATTCACTGCGCCATGCCGGCTTCATGTACAGATCAAATTTGCTGTTGCACAGGCAGCTCTCTTCCACCAGCTCCTGAGTAAGACCGAAAACAGCCCTGTCCTGCCCCCATGTCTCATGCCAATCCACGGGTTGTCTGGGTTTTGCCTCCCACACATGAAAATACCCGGCGGAGCCGCTGTAGGCTTTCTTCCACCAGATCAGCTTTGCTGCTCTCTTTTCTTCAAAGACATAGGCTTCCCAAGGCCGGATGCTGTAACGATCCCGGCCGTTTCGGTTGACCAGCCTGCGGATGTTCCACCCCATCAGCACCAGCGGCCTTTTCCCGTGTTCCCCCGGCAGAAGGGAGGCGGACATGGCATTGTGTTCCGCGACAATCTCCTCGCCGCGGCCGATTCTGGATGCCAGCAGCACCTTCACCGGCGCGCCGCACATGGGGCAAAGGGTGTTGTCACCGTGTCGGACTGTCTCCACTCCCTGACACGCCTGGGTGAAAAAGCCATAGACCGGGTTCCCACCGCAGTAGGCCCGCTCCGGCGGTGCGTACTGCAGTTCGGCAGATCGTCCGCACTCAGAGCAGGAGACCATCACCGCCCGGTACTTTCCGCTTTTGACCAGAATCCCATCCGGGCTTGTGTCCTGTGCCCAGAAGCACTCATAAACCAGTCCGGCGGTGTCCAGATGCTCTGCCGCAAAGGCCAGCAGGCCCTCAGGCGGCTGTGTGGGAACCAGCTTGTGGTAGTGTTTCATGCCCCCGCCTCCTCAGAAGAATGCGGATAGGTCGATAATCCCGCCGCCAACGGTCTCCGGCTCGGCTTTGGGGGTCGGTTGTTTCCCACGGGCGGGCAGACCGTAAAACTCCCGGATGATCCGCTCCGCCTCAGAGGGAATGACGCAGGCGAAGCCGTTCTTCTTGTGCTTGTCGGCAAACTCCTTGATCTTCTTCTCACAGCCGGCCAGCGACATGGCCTCCACCTCCAGATCCTGCACCACGATCTCGGCCAAATGAGGCTCGGCCCGGAGTATATCCTTCAGCTGTTCCCCCACCATCCATACGGCGGTGCGCTCCTTGGGTTGCTGGGCCGTGATGGTCAGCATGGCTTCTTCCAAAATACTCATTGTGTTTTTCTCCGCACCCGTGCTATAATGGGTGCGGAGAATCCTCCTTTCTGTTATTCGGGGTGTTCTTCGGCGGCCGGCCCGTGCAGGGGCCGGTCATTTTTTATGCCCCGCTTCATCCCTCAGCATCCTCCATGGGCACGTCCCCGTCCTCGTCGAACAGGCTGATGTTCACGGCCGGGTCATCGTGCTCGATCTGCTGCTCCCAATCCAATGCGGCGATGTGCAGAACCTTCTCCTCGTCTTCGGCAGAGAACCGTCCGGGCGCCAGATACACGGTGGAATCTCCAAGCAGGAAGATGCCGAGATGCCCCACCGCCGACATGAAACAGCTGCACGCCTTCTCGCAGTCCTTGTCGATCAGCTGCAGCAGCTCAGTGTCGAAGGCATGGACGCTGCCCCGCATGGTCTGGTACAGCTGCCAGCGGCCCTTGAAGATCACGGGGATCTTCTTCATGGGGATCATGTCGCCCCGCTGGGCCTGCAGCATATCGTACCGCTCCGCGGCAATGCCCTCCATCATCAGCTGATTCGCCTCGCCCTTCTGGACCTTCACGGCCTCCACCGGCAGATAGCCCACGTCCTTCACGATCTGGACGGCGGCCTCCGGGGGCAGCTCGGTGGTCAGGCAGCTCACCGCCCATGCCGAACCATTAATGAGAATGTCGCTGCGGCGGTACTCACCCGCCGCGGTCCTGACCTCCACCGTCTGGGGGATCACGCCGTACCCGCCCCGCTTAAAGGCGTTTTTCAGTGCCTTGCACAGGCCCTTTTCACTAATCATGCTGTTTCCTCCTCAGTGTTTCTTTTGTCACGCTTCGCCTGTTCGCAACGCGGTCATAAGTCCCTGCGACTTCGTGCAGATCCGCTTCTGGCTCTGCCGCCGCTGGACTCTGCACATTCGCTCCGGGTCTTATGTCGCTGCTCACGACGGCTCAGCGCTTCTTTTTCTTCTGGCTGACTTCCGACCAGCGTTTCCATTCGCACTCCCGGGCGATGCTCGTCCATTTCACGATGCCCCATGCGGTGGCGGCCTCGCGGACGGCTCCGATGCTGTCCGCCGCCTGTACCTTCACGGTGCCATAGTCCGGGTGCTTCACGGTGTAGTGATACAGCTTCCCCATCTCATCCCTCCGTCTTTTCGCAGGAGAGGACGGTGTAGCCGCCCAGCGCGAACAGCTCCAGACTCGCGTTCAGAAGACACACGTCATCGGTCGCGGTGCGGTAGGCTTCAACCTTCCCTGTGCGGGAATTTCTCATTTTCACAATGTAGTTCTGCGCCATTGTGTCTTACCTCCTCACTCCCAGATGTACTGATGGCAGAACACGTGCCCTCCGATCCTGCCCCACACCCGGTCGTTCTCGCCGCCCCGGGAGAAGTACACCACATCCATGGGCAGGATGCTCTCGCCCAACAGAGCCTGCTCCACAGCCTCATACTGGTCGGCGCCCGGCTCCGCTTCGCCGATTCGACCGGCAGGGGAGAACTGCTGGCTCTTGGTGCCCAGCCCCTGAAAGATCACCTCTTCCACCGTGTCGGGGAAGTTGTCTGCGGCCACCCGGTTCAGTACCACCTCGGCCACGGCCTGCTGGCCATCCATGCTCTCGCCCCGGGCCTCCAGCCACACCAGCCGGGCCAGCAGTTCCCGCTCCTCTTCGGTGATGGCGCCGTACCGTCCCGCCTCCTGTTCAGGGAGCAGAGGGGCAGGATGCTGCGCAAGCTCCTCGGTTGCCTGAACCACGGCGTCGGCCGCAGCAGGGATAGACGAATCAGGTTCTTCCGGCTCTGCCGCAGATGCGGGTGCCAGCAGCAGGATCAGAGCGACCCCTGTCAGAAGAGCCGCCAGAAAAACCATTGCCCTTCTTCGCGTGTCACGCCGGCGCTGTTCACGGAGCGCTTCGCGTTCCGCAATGCGTCGGCGGGCCGCTGCCTGCCTCCTTTCATAGGCGATCTGTGCCTCCTCATGATCCCGCAGGTCACGGTTCAATTCCCACATATCGCCTCTCACATCCAGCACGCTCAGCCTCACGGTCCGAAGCTCCTCCGCCAGCGTCTCTGCCCGGGCCTCCAGCTCGACCAGCCGCTGATCGGTGTCCTGCTTCCATTCCTTCTTCTTCATTCTCCGGTTCACACCGATCCCTCCTCTATCGATTCTCTGTCGGGCGCCAGCAGCACCACCGCCAGCACGCTCAATACGTGTTCCACGGTCACGCCGCAGCCCTCGGCGATGTGCTCCACCAGCCGGGCCATCCCATCCATTGCCGCCGCAGGGCTGCTTGCCCGCAGCTCAATGTCGCTCTCCGTGCCTCCCGGCTCCTTGTCCAGTCGGATATGTACCCATTCCTTTGAGATGTCAGCCATCTTCCTTCACCCCCTCTTCCCACTGGATCATCCCTGCGTCTTCCAGCTCCTTGAACATCCTCAGCAGCAGGGGGAAATAGGGGGCCGGTGTGGTGTGGTATGCCGCGCAGTTGCGGATGCACTTGCGGGTCACCTCCAGCGCCCACTTGTCCTTGGCGGTCAGGATCATACCTCCACCCCCATAAACCTCAGGAATGCCCTCCGGGGGATTTTTACCCGGCGTCCCATCACGATCACAGGGAAGCCCAGCAGGTCAGGGCGTTGCCGCGCCTTGACCCGAACGGAGATGGGGTCGCACTGCAGCACTTCCGACACATCCTCCGCCGTCAGCACTTCCTTGGTGCTGACTTTCATTTCTTCTATGTTCATCCTGTCACCCTCTTCCGTGATAAAGATCAGGTCTCTGCGAACAGTTCCCCAATGCTGCATTCCAGAGCGTCGGCCAGCTCGGGCAGCTGACGGGTCTTGGGGAGGTAAAGTTCCGTCTCCCACTCATACACCGTTTTCCGGGGCACACCCATCTTTTCTGCCAGGTCGCCCTCACTCAGCCCGGCGGTCACCCGCAGTTCCTTCAGCTTCATAATTTTTTTGCACATGAGCTTGCCTCCTTGTTCTTTATAACTTGTTATGTTAGAATCAGGTCGAAAGGTGGTGTTTTATCCATATGAGTGAAGAATCCAAAGAAACCTCAAAGACAGCTCTGGTCAGTATCAGCCTCCCTGACTCTTTAGACAATGCCGTTAATAACCTCACCGACAAGCCAACTCAGTCGATCGGACAAACATTCTCCGACCTATGGCAACTTGTTTTAGGTGCTCGCATCGCACATGCAGCTGAGAAGCAAAGATTAAGGTACGCTCAGGATATGGAGGAGTATCGAAAAATGATTGAATCGAAAGCTATGGCAATTCCCGAACAAAAGCTGGTTCCTCCCCCAATGCAGATTGCGGCCCAAGCGTTGGATGACTCCAAATACTGTGTCGAAGCTGAGGAACTGCGGGAAATGTTCTCCAGCCTGATCGCCAATTCTATGAATGCCGATTACTCTGATACCGTTCATCCTTCGTTTTCAAAAATCATCCAGCAAATGAGTCCATTGGATGCACGGATGCTAAAGCTATTCCGTGATTGGGAGTCACAAGGCGGAATTGCGCTCGCTCATTTTATACGAAGAGGAGAAAAACCCGGATTTAACGTGCTTATCGAAAACGTTCCTGAATGCACCCCTCCCAACTGTTCACAAGAGGACGCTGCTCGCTCTGTCATGTCCCTGAAGCGGTTGGGTCTTATTTCAATTCCGGAAGACTCTCATTTTACGGACAGTGAGCGTTATGACCAATTCCTGAGTTCTCCGCTTTATCAGCAGTTATCATCAACGGTCATGCAGTATGGCTATAAATTAGATATCAAACGACATGTCGGGAGGTTGACAATCCTCGGCCGCGATTTCGTCAAAGTTTGTCTTAATTAGAGTAGGCCTCCTCGATTTTCTTCTTGGCCAGCTCGATCAAGTCCTTCACATAATTGTCCGCCATCCGGAAATAGTAAGTAGCCATTTTTCTCGATACGATGACAGATGCCACCACAGAGAGCCCAACGGACAACAAAATCAACCCAATCATCATTCTTCACCTCCCTTCCGCTCGCCCTCACGGGCGGGCGGTTTCTTTTCGGCATTCATGCTCCTGCCTCCTCTGCGAACAGTTCCTCAATGGGAACCCCCATCGCCCTTGCGATGGGCAACACCTCATCGGCATATACAGGACGCTTGCAGCTCATAATTCGGGAAAAGATGTCCCTGCGAATCCCTGCCCGGTCGGCAACTGCGGAAGGCTTCTTATCCATCTCCGCAATGTACTTCCCAATGTTCTTGTTGACTGTGTAGCTTCGTTCCATGTTCTCACCCCTTTCACCAAAACTCAATGAATCGTTGAGTACAAGGTCATAATACTCCATGAATCATTGAGTGTCAAGCGCTATTTTTGCTAAAACTAAATAAATTGTTGACAACTGCCCAACACCGAATATAATAAAGGCAAGGAAGTGATAGTTTATGAGCGTTACTGAAATTGCCAGAAGATTGAAAAAAGCCCGCCTTGACGCTGGATTTACGCAAAAAGAAGTTGCTGATATGCTTGGAATAACATACCAAGCCATCAGCAACTATGAGCGAGGAACCAACCGTGTCGATGCGGACACACTGTCGAAGTTGTGTAATATTTACAGCATCAAGATCAGTGATTTGCTGCAGACTCCGGCATGGACGCAGGAAATGCGAGATGCCTATTACGCTGCCGAAACGCAAGAGGAGAGGCAGTCGTACATTCGCATGTGGGGAACTCCGGATTTCCTTATTGAAGCAGAAAACAACCGACGCGAACCTGATCCCATGCCCCTTTCTCCCGAAGACGAAGCTTTGCTTTATGCCTACCACCATGCCACGCCGGAGGACAAGGCTATCATCGACAACATCGTCAGCCGGTATCTTTCTTCCTTCGGGGATCAGAAGGAAGATGTCATCTAACATCATCTACCTGTCCGAGTATCGAAAGTAAGGGAGGTTGGCATTCTGTGTTCTATCTGTATTTTTTCGTGTCTCTGTTCGTGATTATCTGCTGCGTGTTGCTTTTGGATGGGCCTATTGCCGTTCTCATTTCTCGCATTTTTTACCCATTCGGGATTACAGTAGCTTTCCATGATACGTCCGTTATTTCAATTCCCCTTTTTGTCTTCCTGTGCTGGCTTTCCTATCGTTTTCTCACCTCGCGGGTTCGGGCCAGACAAAGACGGGTGGAAAAGTTTTGCTCTCTGGTCAAGTTGCTTTTGGAACGGTATGAAGATCCGAATCTTCCCTCCTGCGAAACCATGATTCTCTGCGAGGTAGAGATGCGACTTTCCGGCAAGCGGCCGTGCAGGCTATCCTCCAAAGATCCCGAGAAAGCGGCGGTCGACCTGCTCCACCGCATTTGTATCGACACCCTTGCTACAGACTGGGGGCGGTACACCTCTGGCGCATTAACCGATTTTGGCCAGCAAATTCAGCACCTGTCTCAATACTGTTCCGACACTGAAAGACAGATTTACTAAAAAATAAAAACCGCCCCCGGTGCGGCAACACCGGAGGGCGGCTAAGAGGGTGACAACTTGTTCAGGGCCGTCACCCTCTCATATTATCACGAATGGGAGGTTAAGACAAGTGAATATTGCCTGCAAGAACCCGAAATGCGGGAAAGCGATCCCGCCGGACGGCATCTTCTGCCCCTACTGCGGACAGAAGCAGGTGACCGCCCCCGGCCGCAAGCGCCGCGGCAACGGCAGCGGATACGCTTACAGGCGTGGCAAAACGTGGACGCTCCGGGTGATCCTGGGCTACACCGTGAACGAAGCGGGGAAGGTGGTGCGTCTGGAGCGCACCAAAGGCGGCTACCCCACCAAGGCCGAGGCTCTGCGCCATGTGGAGGAGCTGAAGAACCAGAAGGTACGCAAGGCTCCCACCCTTGCCGAGCTGTGGACCATCTATAAGGCAGGGCCATATACCAAGCTCGGCTCTTCCAAGCAGACGGCCTACCGCATCGCCTGGGGCAAGCTGGCCGATATCTCTGCCACCCCGATCGACAAGCTGGGGATCAGGGATCTGACCGACTGCGTGGCGGCCAAGGCCCCCACACATTACCCGGCCCGGGATATGAAAACTGTTCTGGGCAAACTCTGGGACTACGCTCTGGCCGAGCAGTATGTGTCCGTCCGTCTCCCGGACTTCATCGAGCTCCCCGCTCTGGAGGAGTCCGAGCCGGAGCCCTTCTCCGAAATCGAGATCCATTCCCTTTGGAACGGATACGGGGGAGGGGACTGGTTCGCCGGCTTTGTTCTCCTCATGATCTACACCGGTATGATGCCGGGCGAACTGTTGGACCTGCGCTTCGATATGATCGACTGGACCCGCTGTGAGATCGTCGGTGCCGGTAAGAAGACGAAGGTGCGCAAGAAGACGCCGCTCGTTCTGGCTGACTTCATCCTTCCGGTTCTGGACGATCTGTGTCAGCGCAGCCATACCCGCAAGGGCAAGGTGGTGGGCATGAACAAGGACAAGTTCTACGAGGAATATTACCTCTGTCTGGAGCGCAACAAATGCCGGCGGCTCACGCCCTACTCCTGCCGCCATACCACGGCCACCGCTCTGGCGCTGGGCAATATCGCGCCCAGTGTGATCCAGAAGATCATGCGCCATGCCAAGTTCACCACCACCCAGCGTTATATCCACCCCGATATGACCTCCATGAAGGAGGCGGTCAACGCACTCCAACCCGCTCCGGCAACCGGCAAGGATCCTGCCGCCGCAGGTTAGAGTCTGTACCCATCTGTGTACCCAGTAGCACAAGCCGTTTCGCGGTGCCTCACCGCGTCCCACCACTTTTTCAAATTTTCCGTAACCCCAACAATTTTATAGCAAAACAAAAAGAAAGTGCCGAAAATCGTCTTTTCAAACGATTCTCGGCACTTTCTGGCGCAGAAGGGGGGATTCGAACCCCCGCACGGTTTTACCCGCCTACTCCCTTAGCAGGGGAGCCCCTTATAGCCACTTGGGTACTTCTGCATGGCTGCAAGTCATCGGGTCTATGCACTTGTTCGAGATAAAAGTGGCGGAGAGAGTGGGATTCGAACCCACGGCTCTTGCGAGTCACCGGTTTTCAAGACCGGCTCCTTAAACCACTCGGACATCTCTCCTCATATTCCCACTTCTCTGGTCAGAGGACAAAACATATCCTACCATCTTCCGCATCCTTTGTCAAGGGTAAGGTTGCCTTGGAATGAAATATTTTGCCTCTGACGGTTTTGCTCACAGGGAATCCCGGTCAAAACGGCTGTAGTGCTCCCGAATCAGGTCGATAAAGGAGCGGGCGGCGGGGGAGAGGAAGCCGTTTTTCTTATAGACCACCGCCATGGGGCAGGTGAGGGGAGGCTCACCCACGGTGAAGCAGGCCAGCCGGTCCAGATAGGGGGTGCGGGAGATGCCGCTCTCCTGCAGGAAGGCGAAGCCCATGTTTTCCGCCGCCAGATTGATGGCGGTGGTGTTGTTGGTGGTGATGAGGGTGTTCTGCAGCTCCACGTTGTGGACGGAGAAGGTGTTGCGCAGCAGCTTGGTCAGCCGCCAGTCCGAGGGCAGCATAATGACCCGCTCATGCTCCAGCAGGCGCAGATCGGGGAAGGGCTTGGGATCGTCGTAGGTGCTGTCCAGACCCTGCACCAGAGGGTGGTCCCGGTGGGCGATGAGGAAGACGTGCTCCCGCATGACAAGCTCATAGGTCAGCTCGGTCAGATCACCGGGTATGTGCATGATGCAGAAGTCAACAATGTTTCCGGCCGCCAGATCCCCCAGTTCGGGCACAGGGGCCTCATGGAGGACCACCTGCACATCGGGATACTCCCGTGCAAAGGCGGGCAGGATGTCGGGGATCAGGGTGGAACCTCGCCAGGGGGACACGCCAATATGGAGGGTGGGGCGTTTTTTATCCTGCAGATCCCGCAGGTCGCTGATAAGCTGGCGGTCCAGATAGCTCTGGCGCTCCAGATAGGCATGGAACAGCTTGCCGGCAGGAGTCAGCTTTAGAGGGGAGTGGGAGCGGTCCAGCAGCTGCACGCCCAGATTTGCCTCCAACTTGGCCAGATACTGGCTCAGGTAGGGTTGGGACAGCTCCAGCCGGTCAGCCGCCTTGGAAATGCTGCGCTCCTTGGCGATGGTTAGAAAGTATTCCGGGGTTTTCACGAACATAGCGGCCACCTCATAACAAAACAGTTATATCTCCTTGATTATACCACAAAGGGAAAAAAGGGACAACCCGATTTTACCCATGAAAAATCCGCAGCCGCGTGTATGCCCACGGCTGCGGATGTGTCCGCTGAGGATGCCTGACTCAGGGACGATTCTGGTGGCCAGAGTGCGTCACAAGCAAAAAGGGGAGAAAGTAGGGAGGTGAGGAGGTTTGCAAGTTAGCTTGCTCTAACCACCTATAGATTAGCATAGACTAACCTGCTTGTCAACCATGTTTTTGAGAAAATGCAAAAAATTTTCCGGAGCCGTGGGTGCGGCTCCGGAAAACAAGAAGTTGCAGTGAGAACTGAAAGAAAGACTTTGCGAGGACGTCAGCCGGGAGGCCAGGTCATATCCCGTCCGCCCAGCACATGGAAGTGCAGGTGGAACACGCTCTGACCGGCCTGCTCCTTCCAATGGGGCAGGCCCCATTGGGGACCCATGATTTTAAATCCTCGGGCGAAGTGAATTCGCCCTGCGGAAATTCTCGCCGCAGTGCGGCTTCGAATTTACGGCGCAAAAGCGCCGCCCCATCTGCGATGGGGCCCCTCGGCGAGCAGGCTTTCTCAGCCGGGAGGCCAGGTCATATCCCGACCGCCCAGCACATGGAAGTGCAGGTGGAACACGCTCTGACCGGCCTGCTC